TGAAATCAAGACGGACGAAGAAATTCCGTTCTGATAAAAACTATTGACAACGGGATAGTCCTGTTGTATAATACTAGCATAATCGGAAAGCCGCAACGGTTGTGCTAGTTTTTAATTGCGGTATATATTATGGAGAAAAATGTATGTCTCAGCGTTCTAAGGTTGCTAAGTTCCTTCGTGCTAACAACAGCGGTGCCGGTGTTACTGCATCTATGATTGCAAAGTACACTGGAATTCCGCGCGACAGCGTTATGAAGCGCATTTCTGACCTTCGTGTCCTTGAAGGCAAGACCATTTATTCGAACACTCGAATTGTGAATGGTCAGCGCAAGATTTATTATCGCTTCGCTGCCTAATTCTAATTGACACCACCAAAACGGGATGCTATATAGTAGTGTCCCGTTTTTATCATTACATGGAGCGATAAGTATGGAGCTAACTGTCTCTGTTGATCAACTAAGAAAATATAAGGTATTCATTGCAACACCAATGTATGGTGGTAATGCAAATGGTCTTTATGTTAAGTCTATTCTAGACCTGCAAGGTCTTCTTAATCATTATGGAATTGAATCTCGTTTTTCATTCCTCTTTAATGAATCTCTCATCACTCGCGCAAGAAATTATCTCACGGATGAATTTCTTCGCTCAGAACAATATACACACCTTCTTTTTATCGATTCTGATATTCACTTTGATCCTCAAGATGTTTTAGCTCTGCTTGCACTTGATAAGGATATTATCGGTGCACCATATCCAAAGAAGTCTATCAATTGGAACAATGTTGCAAACGCATATCGCAATCGACCAGAAATTAATCCTGGTGAATTAGAAACTGTCACCGGTGATTATGTCTTTAATCCAATTCCTGGTACTCAGCAATTCCGTGTCACTGAACCTCTAGAGGTTATGGAAATTGGTACAGGCTTTATGCTTATCAAGCGTGAAGTCTTTGCTAAGTTCAAGGAAGAGTATCCTCATCTTCGTTATAAGCCAGATCATGTTGGTCAAGCCAACTTTGATGGTTCAAGATATATTCACGCATATTTTGACACTGTGATTGATCCTGATTCTCATCGGTATCTGTCAGAAGATTATATGTTCTGTCAGTATTGGAGAGCAATTGGTGGTTCAGTTTGGTTGTGCCCATGGATGAAGACCCAGCATATTGGCACATATGCGTTCACAGGCAATATGCCTAAGATTGCAGAACTTACCGGAAAGTTATAATCATGATTATTGGGCTACTTGGTTTTGCTGGCTCTGGCAAAGGCACTGTAGCAGATATTCTAGTCAGCAAAGGATTCAAAAAAGAGTCCTTTGCTGATCCCGTTAAAGACGCTGTTGCAGCTATCTTTGGTTGGGATAGAAATCTGCTTGAGGGTGATACTAAAGAGAGCCGCGAATTTCGTGAAACAAAAAATGATTGGTGGTCGTATCATTTTGGTTATGAAGTAACACCACGATTGATGCTCCAGAAAATGGGAACAGAAGCTGGTCGTGACTCCTTTCATCCTGATGTTTGGATTGCTTCACTAGAAAATCGCATGAAGAAAAATGAACACACTGTTATTGCTGATGTTCGTTTTCCAAATGAATGTGATATGATCCGTAAAAATGGTGGCTTTCTTGTGAGAGTGTCGCGCGGTAAAGATCCTGAATGGTGGGAAGATGCCAAAGAAACTGAAAAATTTGGTGTAAAGGTAATGCCTCATCATCCCAATATTCATTATTCCGAATGGGCATGGGCTAATCAGGAATGTAATTATGTTATCTCAAATGATGGAACTCTATTGATGTTGGAAGCAGACGTAAAACATATGTTGAAAATCTTTTTCGGTCCTGCTATAATGAATACTCAAATGGCAAACTAATAAGGAAATTTGTTATGAAGCTAAGTGAAAATACTCTTTCTATTCTCAAAAACTTTTCTACAATCAATTCAGGTATTGTCCTAAAGAAGGGCAAGACTCAGCGTACAATCTCAGCAGATAAGACTATCCTAGCAGAGGTAACTATTGAAGATGACATTGGTTCCGATTTTGGTATCTATGATCTTCCTCAGTTTCTAGGTAATATTTCTACTCTTGGTAATCCTGATCTTGAGTTTCAGTCTGATAGAGTAGTAATGGATGATGGTTCGCTCAAGCTGAATTATTATTCTTGCTCACCAACACTTATTACTTGCCCACCTGATAAGAGCCTTGAGATGAAGTCTGTTGATGTAAAGTTTTCTCTTTCAGCAGCCAACATGCAGAAGCTTCTTCGACTTGCTGCAATGAACTCAATGCCTAATCTTACAGTTGTTGGTAAGAATGGTGATCTTCTTATCAAGACGCATGAGAAGGAAAATGATACATCAAACTTTGCTTCTATGAAGATTGGTGATCATTCTGGTCCTGATTTTGAGAAGTCTTTCAAGACTGATAATCTTAAAATGATCCAAGATGATTATGATGTGTCTATCACGTTTGCAGGCTTTGCACTCTTTGAAAACAAGAATAAGCCTATCAAGTATTTCGTAGCATTAGAGTCCAAGTAAGGAGATATATTATGGCAGGTATTGGACATAACAAGCCGCATGTGAGCGTTAATTCTCTTTCAGCGGAAGATAAGAAGAAAGTTAAGAACGCAATTGTGGGTCTCAATGATAGCATGACACGCGCAGCAGCCGAGCGCGACTATCAGAAGGAAACAGTTAACAACATTGCACAAGAAGTCGGTCTTGATAAGAAGGTCGTTCGCCGTATGGCAAAGACTTTCTATAAGTCAAACTTTAATGAAGAACAGGATGATAATAAGTCCTTTGAGGAACTCTATACAGTTATCGTGAAGGAAACTTAATGTCACGGAATATGACCTCTGAACAAATACAGCAGCGTATGGCAGAACTCATGCAACCTATTGACATGCAGATCATGATGTGCGATACTACAGATGAAGTGTTAATGTTAGCATCGGCAATGTTGACCACAGCAAAGGACATTTATGTCCAACAGCTAGGTGAAAAGAATGCCGTTGATCTTATTAACATGATGCTTGATAATATTGTGAAAGGTAAAAATGTCTGAATTTCTTTGGGTTGAGAAGTATCGTCCTAAGACTGTATCCGATTGTATTCTTCCAGAGCGACTAAAGAAAGTCTTTCAGGAATACGTTGATACAAAGTCTATTCCTAATCTCATGCTCACTGGTACTGCTGGTGTCGGCAAGACAACTATTGCCAAAGCTATGTGTGATGAGATTGGTGTAAATAACATACTGATCAATTCATCAGAAGAAAGAGGTATTGATACTCTTAGAACTAAGATCAAGAATTATGCCTCAACTATTTCGCTTACTGGTGGTCGTAAGGTAATCATTCTTGATGAGGCTGATTACCTTACACCAGAAGCTCAAGCAGCCTTGCGTGGTATGATTGAACAGTTTTCAAACAACTGTACATTCATCTTCACTTGTAATTTCAAGGCTCGGTTGATTGATGCAATTCATTCGCGGTGTTCTGTCATTGATTTCGCTCTTTCTGGAAAAGAAAAAGCACAGATGGCAGGTGAGTTCTTCAAGCGTATGTGTTCTATTCTTTCTCAAGAAGGTATTAGCTATGATAAAACTGTCGTTGCCAAACTGGTTGAAAAGCATTTCCCCGATTACCGTAGAACTATTAATGAACTACAGCGTTTTGCTAATTTTGGTAGCATTGATGCCGCAGTTTTGGCTCAAGTGTCTGATGTTAGGAATATTGGTTCTCTGGTTTCTGCGTTAAAAGAAAAAGACTTTGGAACAATGAGAAAGTGGGTTGTTGCCAACTCAGATATTGATACCGCGAGAGTGTTCCGCAATGTCTATGATTCGCTTTCCGAATTTATGAAGCCTCATTCTATTCCACAAGCTGTCGTTATTCTCGGAAAATATCAGTACCAATCCGCATTTGTAGCCGATCAGGAAATCAATCTTGTAGCCTGCCTTACGGAAATAATGGTTGATTGTGAGTTCCAATAAGACATAGTTCGGAACACCGAATTTTGTTCGATAAAATCACCTGACATATATGGTAATTCCTGTTACTATACACACATAATGATCAGAGCATCATGCCAGAATCATTAAAAATCGACCAGTGCATAACGCCCGTGTCAAATTAAAAGGATATACAACATGACTAAGTTTAGTTCTGCCCTCAAGTCTTTCCTTTGCAAGACTGCAATGGAATATTCAGTTAAGGAAATGACCGTTCGTGAATTTTATCAAGAATGGCTTTCCGATATTGATTGTCTGCCTGTCCATCAGCGCGTAGATGTTTT